CGGAGCAACAATTCCGAGTTGAGTTTGAATGCGAATTCTTAGGATCTGTCGATACACTTATTAGTCCATCTAAGTTGAGGACAATGGTATATGGAGATCCAATCAAAGAAAGGAATGGACTTGCACTGTATGAAAATTGCAAGGAAGGTCACAGTTATGTAATTACTGCTGATGTATCTCGTGGAGTATCTGGAGACTACTCAGCATTTCTTGTTATAGATACAACAGAGATACCATATAAACTGGTAGCAAAATATAGAAGTAATGATATTAAACCAATTCTATTTCCAAACATCATTGTAGATGTAGCAAAAAATTATAATCATGCATTTGTATTAGTAGAAGTAAATGATGTTGGCGGACAAGTTGCTGATATTATTCAATATGATCTTGAATACGATAACCTCTTAATGTGTGCAATGAGAGGACGTGCTGGTCAACAACTTGGTCAAGGGTTTTCTGGTAAGAAGACTCAAATGGGAATCAAAATGTCTACAGCAACTAAACAAATTGGATGCTCCAATTTGAAGGTGTTGCTTGAAGATGATAAATTCTTATTGAATGACTATGATTGTATTGCAGAGTTGACAACCTTTATTCAAAAGGGAGTATCATTCCAAGCAGAAGAAGGATGTAATGATGACCTCGCAATGTGCATGGTTATTTTTGCTTGGATGGCAATGCAACCATACTTCAAAGAATTGCATGACAACGATGTCCGCCAAAGAATCTATGAAGATCAAAAAGATAACATAGATCAGGACATGGCACCATTTGGATTTATGGACGATGGTTTGGGTGATGAGTATTTTGCAGACGCGCAAGGTGATGTGTGGCAAACCGCAGAATACGGAGATAGATCCTATATGTGGGAGTACAGGTAAGGTTTCAAAAATATAAATAATCCTAGACTATCGTTGACACAATTCTAGGAGTTTCCACATGAGTGTATCCAATCAGCTATCTCCTGGGGTAGTTATTCAGGAAAGGGATCTTACTGCAGTAACTACACCTGTTGGACTAAATGTTGGTGTACTTGCTGCACCGTTTACCAAAGGTCCCGTTGAGGAAATCTTTGAAGTATCTACAGAAAGAGATCTCGCCGCAGTTTTTGGTGAGCCTAATGACTACAACTACGAGTACTGGTTTACAGCATCCCAGTTTCTTTCTTATGGTGGCGTCCTGAAGGCAATTCGCCTTAACGCTGCTTCCCTTAAGAATGCTGTTAACACTGGCACTGCTCCCCTGATCAAGAATCTGCAAGAGTATGAAACAACATATGAAAGCAGCAACAGCAACGCTTGGGAATATGCTGCTCGTGATGCAGGTGCTCTCGGAAACTCCCTCGGACTGTTTGTAACTGACGCTGGTCCCGATCAGATTGCAGTCCTCCCCGCACCTTCAACTGGTAACGAGTGGGAATTTGTTAACGATGAGGCACTTACCGCTTCTTCTGGTGCTGCTGGTAAAGTTTACAAGTATGCAATCCGTCTGACTCTGACCAACATCGTTGGCACATTCGTACCTGGCACAGGCACAACTATCAGCATCGGTGGATCTGCCGAAGCAGTTGATGTTGTTGCATACGATGCTGGTAATAAGTATCTGGAAATTGCTCTGCCTTCTGGTGGTGTAACTGGTATCCTTGCTGATGGTCAAACCGTCACTCAGGGCACTAACACTGCAGACATTGCTGCAACTGGTATTGAGCGTCGTCTTTACATCGGCAAGAATGCTTCAAGCATCGACTTTGCTGGTGCTGATAGCGTTACTGATACATCTAGCACTGCTGTTGCAATCTCTTCTGTCCGTGACGACTATGCTGAGCGTGAGTATCTGCCTGGTTCTAAGTGGATCAACGTTGCTGCACGTCCTGGCACTTCTCTCCATGCCAACTCGGTTGGTGGTGAGAATGACGAGATGCACATTCTCGTAGTTGACATCGATGGCAAAATTACTGGTCAACCTGGCGCAGTAGTTGAGCGTTTCATCGCTGTCTCCAAAGCATCTGACGCTAAGACTTCTATCGGTGAAGTTAACTACTACAAGGAAGTCCTGAAGCAGAGCTCCGAATACGTTTACTGGGGATCCCACGAGACCGCAGCATTCAGTGGTAGTGCTACTGCATCTGATGGTGACTGGGGTGCTGCTGCAGCAAACCGTCGTTTCAACCTGCTCCGCTCCGCTGCTGGTAGCACCGCATTCCCGTCTGGTGAAATCACCATCGGTAGTGTAAATAACGCAACCTTCTACTATCGTCTCGCTTCTGGTGCAGACTATAGTGCATCTGGTGCTCTTTACGATGTCTCCAATGTAGATATCGCAACTGCATACGAATTGGTTGAAGATCCTGAGTCCCAGGTTATTGATTACATCCTCGCTGGTCCTGCTGGATCTGATGAGGCATCTGCTATTGCAAAGGCAACTACACTCACCGCGATTGTAGAATCCCGTAAGGATTGCATGGCATTCTTATCGCCTCTGCGCTCTGATGTTATCGGTGTTTCTAACACAACTACCGTTACAACCAATCTCGTAAACTACTTCAACCAACTGCCTAGCAGCAACTACGTTGTATTCGACAGCGGTTATAAGTATATCTACGATAAGTATAATGATGTTTATCGCTATGTCCCCTGCAACGGTGACATTGCTGGACTGATCCTCGAAACTGCACTGGAAGAAGAGCCTTGGTTCTCTCCCGCAGGTTTCCAACGTGGTGTCCTGAGAAATGCAGTTAAACTTGCATACTCTCCCAATAAGACACAGCGTGATCGCCTGTATGCAAACAGAATCAATCCTATTGTTTCTTTCCCTGGTCAAGGTATTGTCCTCTTCGGTGACAAGACTGCACAAGGATTTGCATCTGCATTCGACAGAATCAACGTCCGTCGTCTCTTCCTTGTTGTTGAAAGAGTCATCGGTGAAGTTGCTAAGCAGCAGTTGTTTGAGCAAAATGATGATGCACAGAGATCACTCTTTGTCAACATCGTTGAGCCTTACCTGCGCGATGTCCAAGGTCGTCGGGGTATCACAGATTATCTCGTCAAGTGTGACGAAACCAATAATCCTCCCGAATCTGTAGACCGTGGAGAATTCTACGCAGAAATCTTCATCAAGCCTACGCGGACTATCAACTACATTACTCTGACATTCGTGGCAACACGGACTGGCGTTTCCTTCTCCGAAGTCGCTAATTGATCTTTTGGGGTCCGCGAGGACCCCTCAAAAATTTTAATTTACTAAATATTAACGACGGAGGCAACAAGAAACAATGGCAATTCAAAGAGGCAATATCGATAGGTTTAAGGCCAAGGTCAAAAAAGACTTTGCACGCCCTAATCTATTTGAAGTAGAATTAAATTTCCCTGGGCAAATCGCTAAGGGTGTGGGCGCATCTAGACTGGGTGCATTCACGGTAAGGGCAGCAAATCTCCCATCTTCCCAGATCGGTGTTGTTGAAGTACCTTTTAGAGGTAGAGTCCTGAAGATCGCTGGTGATCGCACCTTCGAACCTTGGACTATTACTATCATGAATGATAGTAACTTCAGACTCAGAAAGATCTTTGAAAAGTGGGCGAAGAAGATTCAAGCATATAACGAGAACTTCACTGCTGCTGGCACGCTTGGTAACGCAGATGATTCTGCAGGTTACTTCGCTGACATGTATGTCCATCAACTTTCCAGAGATCTGAGAGACGGCAGAAAACCCCAACCTCTGAGAACTTATAAGTTTATCGACGTATTCCCCAGCAACATTTCCGCAATCGATCTGGACTTCGGAAGCAATGACGCTATCGAAGAATTCACTGTTGAATTACAGGTCCAATACTGGAAGCCCGTAGCAAAAGGAACCTCCACCAGAGATTCCAGCGACGACGACGACGAGTGATTTTTTACCCTGATAAATAGATCAGGGTAATTAGCAAATATCATATAATGTCCCAGTTATTCGGTTTTTCACTAGAGCGTGCGAAGAAGGCCCCCAAGGGGCCTTCTTTCGTGCAGAAAGATAATCTAGATGGATCGCAACCTGTTTCGGGTGGTGGTTACTACGGTTATACCGTAGACTTTGATGGTCAAGTTCGTAATGAGTATCAACTGATTTCTCGTTATCGCGAGATGGTTTTACAACCAGAGTGTGATAGTGCAGTTGATGATATCGTTAATGAAACTATTTGCGGAAACTTTGATGACGTGCCAGTAGCGGTAGAGTTATCTAATCTCAAAGTTTCTGACAAGATCAAGAAATTAATCAGAGAAGAGTTTGACGAAATCCTTCGTCTGCTTGACTTTGAAAATCGTTCGTATGAAATTTTCCGTCGTTGGTATGTAGATGGAAGACTTTTCTACCATAAGGTTATTGACCCTGATAATCCCAATGGTGGTTTGATCGAGTTGAGATATATCGATCCCCGTAAGATTCGTAAAATTAATGAGACTGAGCAGAAGAGACCTGAGCAACTTAGAGGTCTTCCACTCAATCAACAGTTATCTCCTAAGAGTGTAGAGTATTTCCTGTATGATCCTAAGGGTCTTAAGAATTCTACTACACAAGGTCTCAAGATTGCACCTGATTCTATCTGTTATGTCCACAGTGGCATTATGGATCTGAATAAGAATATGACTCTTAGTCACCTTCATAAGGCAATTAAGGCAGTCAATCAACTCCGTATGATTGAAGACTCTCTGGTTATCTACCGTTTGAGTAGAGCACCTGAGCGTCGTA